ATTTAAAGATTTTAATTTATTTGGTTCATCAAAATGCCTGAATAAAATTTCAGACCCATTATGAAATACTAATTTTTGTTCTGAACTCACCCATTTGTAATCAATTTTATCCACAAAACCTATACTATCCAAATGATCATAATAAGTTTTTAGAGTTGTATCTCTCACAAGAGTGTAGGTTTGAGCTCCCACAAGCCCTACAATCCCAGGAAATTTTAAAGCCAACAGAATTCCTAATAAAGCCCCGGCAAAAGTCTTGCCGGAGCCATATCCTCCTTGATATACCGCTACATCAAGGGAATAACTGTGAGGAATTTCCAAGAATTGTCTTTGAGCATCTAATAGTCTATATTTCATACAAATACCTCACTATGCTATTCTTATTGATTCTCTTTTGTTAAATTCTGCTCAGAACTCTTTTCATCCGTTAAGAAATTATTAGCATTTTCAACACCATACTGTTCTAAAACGAATTTAAAACATTCCAACCAATTTATACGTTGAGCAACAGCATCAATTTTAGTAAACGATTGTATAGCCTCAAACAATTCTTTTAAACGAGCTTTTCGTTCAAATGTAGCTTTTCTGTCACCATATCTGTACACATAAGTTGAATTTCGAATATTGTCATCAACTTGAACAAAAGAAATTTTACCTCTATCATTAGTTAAAATAGATTCTTTACCTAATTTAAAATTCGAAATAATTTCAGCTGTTTTTTCTACCATAGGAACAATAATTTTTCTATTAATAGATTCTAAAAGCATATTTAGTCGAGCTTCCTGACCATTTACAGAATAATTAATTTCGGTTGCAGTTCTACCAGCTTGTTGCAAATTACCTTCCATATTTTTAAAAATACCGGTTGCGCTTTCGGTTGTAGATTTAAAGTAACTCAAAAATTCCCAACCTTGCATAGCTTTATCAAAGCTTATCGGAGTAGGAGTTGTCGTCATTAGAGATGCATCATATTCAATAATTTTACCGGGTCTTATATCCTGCTGCCCCTTAAAGCAACCTTTCGGAGCAAGATATGGCGGATTCATCATCAATGCCAACGCATCAAGTTGTTTATTCAAAATCGTTGATGAAATATTATTCAAAATCAACGCTACCCTTAACGGAGAAATTCCTCGTCCCGTCATTGGGGATTCAATAATATTTGCGTGGATAAATGGATTTACAACGAACGGATTGTCTTCCATTCTAATAAGTACATTTCTTCCTGCGATTACAATTAACTGATTTTTCAAGACTTCACCATCAGCCAACTCTATATCACCCCAGAATTCCAACACTTCTATTTTTCTTTCAGATACAGCTTTATCAGAATTTCGTTGTTTTTTACCTGCCACCACTCCTTTCAATAATTCCAGTTTTTCCGGTGTTAACATATTATTTGATTTGTTTGTTTTTATTTCATCAATCGTTTGATACGTCCTGTAAATTTTTGCACAACTATCCCAATTAGCAACATCAGTTTTGTCAAAAACAAAATCTGCATAATTAATAAATTTAACCTTCGCATTGTCATAAATTACCTTATCTTCCACAACAAATGTTTCTGTTGTACCTCGTAAAATTTGTTCATCCAAACTAATAGCCCGTCTTATTCTACGAGTTTTTGTTTCCCAACCAACAAATAAAGTTACCTCACCAGTTTCGACAACAGAATCAATAATTTCTTCCATAGTATCTTCTATATTCATCGACTCAAAAGTTTTAACCAACATTGCCTTTTGCATATTCGCATATTTTTGGGTTTCAAAATCGGTACCTTCTACATCAAACATTCCGTCCGGATGAGAATATAAATTTTGTACAATATGCGATTTTAAAGTTTGAGCAAGTTCATAAATATCCGGTAACTGGACATGGCAATCCCAAGCATTGTTTTTAGTAATATCTGAATTGTAAATTGCATACTTTATAAGCCTATTATCAGATAATTGACTACTTCTCTCATTTTCATAGTAATCATATTTTTCAATGATATTACTGATTAATCGTTGTTCTTTAACATGATCTATTGATTTTTTCATATTATTTTTCATTTTAATAATTACCTCGTTTTATAATAGTAATCCCTGTATAGCGAATAAACTTCTATATCTTGAAGTTTATCCAGTCGTAATGTTTCATTTTTCAAAACGGATTCTTTTTTAAAGCCGCAACTTTTTAACAAAGTTTTTACCCGAAAATTATCCGGATAAATTTGCGCTTTGATCTTGTATAAACCAAATTCATCAAAACATTTTTTCAAAAAAAACTTTGCACTATATCGGGTAAAATTACCCCAAGCCTTTCTGTCAAAACACGTAGTGAGTTCAGCAGAAAATAATAATTTTTCATTACCGACAAAATTATCAAGATAAACAAATCCCATAAATTCGTCATTTAAATTATCCAAAATCAGCCAAAAATAAGGAGAGTTTTTTTGAATAAATCCCAAGATATCACTTTTGTCAACAACTGAAAAATCATCTTGCAAATAAGAAAGGAATTTATGACAACACTTTTTGACATCAGGGATATAGCGCAAAGATGTGATTGATTGCAAACCAGCACTTAAATCCATTTGTATAAATTTGCACATTTTAAACTTTTGCCTTGATAAATTTTATAAAATTATTTCCGCTAATAAAAGAATCTATCTCAGCGTTTAACAATTTTTCTCTATCTGAATATTGAGTACCTAAAAAGCCTTCAGCTTGAACTCCGTTTATGAAAGATTTTGTCTTACTGTTTTTATTCATAATCAAAAAAACACTACTCGTAGAAAAAATCTTATCCTTTGGGACTTTTTTAAGTTCAGTTATTTCAGCTTTAGATGTTGATTTTGCGGACTTCAACTCACTGGCAAACTCATCTTCTATTTTTGATATTATCAGCTTGTTATAAGCTTCATCATTCATTAATATTTTTTCAATTTCTTTATTTTCTTTCATAGAAAACCCTTTCGTTATTAAATTTTGTTATCATCAAGATTTGAAATAGTGATTATTTTAGCTTCTTGATATTCTTCATCAACTTGTCCATTTGAAAAACCAAGATATTTACAAAGAGCCTCTAATGCTTTCAATCCGGCAGTTGAATCTCTCAACTTTCGTTTACCTGTAGAATTACCATCTTTATCTAAAATATCTTCTTCAGCTAACGAAAATTCTGCAATTTGCAATAATTTTTGGATAACATAACCCTTTTGTACACTCAAAGATTCAATTTGAAGATGAAGTTGAGATTTTATGGCATGGATTATGTAATCTTTTTGTAAAAGTTCAGCCGCAAAATTCTTTAGATCCTTGCATTTATATCCGGCTTTTTGTGCAGACAATTCTCCGTCAAGAGTCCGTATATATTCACTTACAAACCTTTTTTGTTGTTGTGTTAATTGTTTCATCTTGTTACATTTCTTATCATAATTTGTCTTTTTCTCGATTAATTTGTATAATGAACATGCTATTTATATTTCGGCTAGTGTAAATCTTAACAGGGGGGAATGAAAAGGACTTCCTGTTTTTTTTATACCTTTTATCTCCTGAAAAGCTTTATTACCGGAGCTTCAGAAACAGATACTGAAGTTTTTGACTTTAAATTTGCCAAAGCTTCTTTATACATGCTCATCCAATAAGAAAACTTATAATATTGAGGACTAGCCTTTAAACGTAAACATGTTCCATACACCAAAATTTGTTCAGCAAAAGGATCCGGAATTAATGAACAATCAGTTGGGTTTTCAAAATCAGATTTTTCAACATCATCTTCATCAACTACGCAATTTGAACAATAATAGATTACATCGACCGTTTTATCTATATTAAATTTTGGGAACAATAATTTATTATTAAATATTGAATAAGTAAAATTTTTGGAATTATCTGAGATAAAAGATTCAATATCTTCAGTAAAATCATACCTCTTTCCATCAACAAATAAATATAGAATTCTACCATTAACTGGGTTATCTAATTCTGAAGTATTTGCAGGCAACGTAAATTTTAGACGCCTAAGTAAAAAATTCCACTTTTCAGTATTACAAATTTCTTTATTCACGACATTTAATATTGTCATAATCCTTTTATGATCATTTTTTACCAATTCAGAAAAAGCATGAACCTGTTTGTAATTCAATTCTAATAAACATTTATTTATAAGTTCTAAAAAATTCATAACATCTCCTTTTTTCGAAAAGCTCGGACAGGAGTTTGAATCCTATCCGAACTTTTGTTTAGAATTCTAACCACAAACTATTTGATCAACCCTTGTTTTAATTGATCCATAATCATTTTTTCATTTTGGGTGAATTCTTCACCACTCATATTGCCAATATCCTCACGAGTAAAAATCCTGGTTGTTTTACTGTCAGGGAAAGCATTTTGTGCATAGGCAGTCAATTTGCTTTTTGCCAGTGAGTTCTCGTCATTCAATGATTTCTCGTATGCGGATTTTCTCAAATACTTATCAACTGCTGAATTTTCAAGACCTTCAACCAGTTGAGCAATTCGAGAAATTTCATCTTTGTCCATGTCATATCCTTTGATATAATTCAGAACATCTCCTCTGCCTTCTGATTCAAAAAAGCCGGGACGTTCTTGATTAAACATATCCATTGCACTAACTTGAACCGGCTGCATTGGAGGTTGTTGGACAGATGCATTATCAATATTGGCAGAATTCTTGTATGCGTTAATTTCATTAGCTTTCCGAGCCAACTGACCCATCAAATACTGTCCTTCCTGTTGTGTAATAGTACCTTTTTGTACAAGAGTTCTTACTTTTTGAACATCTGCACCTATTGCTTGTTCAAGTTGATAGAATATATCTTTATATCCTTTTGGATTTGCCTGCGGAGCAACGGCAGGTGATGAAATTTCTTTGTTTTGTTGTGGAATATTACCACCAATTCCATTTGTATAATTTTGCATTTTTAATCTCCTATTTTTTCATCGGATAAAGAATTCATATAATGCACCGCAATTTCGATTACATCATCAATAAAGCCTGACAATAACGTTGAAACTATTGTTTTTATAATCGGAGAAAACGGCAAATAATTAACAATATACTGTATCGCCAATTTCTTTTTAGCTTCACCTTGTCCGCTTCCCAATTTTTCTTCTGCGGTTATTACTGCTTTATATGCTAACTCTTTAATTTTTGTTTTAACATTTGAAAATATCATAACAATCTCCTATATGATTAAAATGTACTCTCAAACACTAAACTAGGATTGAGAGCACATTTACCCCAAAAACTATGCGGCAGAAACAATCATTTTTGCCAAAGCTTTTGGTTGAACAGTTTTAGCACCATATAAGTACAACCCTCTAACTAAATCAGAGAAACTATCTTTATCTCTCAAGCTTTCAATCTTAGCTAACTGAGATGCAAAAGTAATAGCCTCGTTTGTACCAGCTAAAACATAATACTTGCTATCAACATCTACTAAATTTGTACTTACTAACACATCCATGCCTGCAATTCTACCGATTGCACCTTCACGTAAAGTTTCATCAGCTACTTTATATGCAGATAT